TATTTGGAATATTAACTCCCTCTATCCAAGTTCCGTCAGGTTTTTGTCTTTTTATTCTCCACATTGCTGAATCACTAGCTCCACTCTGCTTTCTAACCCAACCATGAGTAGCATCATAATCCAACAAAGCAGATGCAGTATCTGTAAAAAAGTCAGAGTCTGGTGTGCCATCTAAATTAGATAATACATTTATAAGTTGTGTTTTTTCAAAATTTGATCCATCTGTTGGGAAGTTAATTGCTTCCATGGTAAAATATGATGTAAGAACTCCATTCTTTAGGTACTCCCCTGAATACTCAATTGCTGAACCAGTAAAGGTAGTAGTAGGATCTGTCCAAGGACGGTCCAGGTTTATTTCACTTAATCTGTTTATTAGTTTTTTTGCATTCCTTTGAGCCGTTGTTCCAGATTGTGGATTACTAAAACTGTTAATTCTCATCAAGCTTCCAGATGGATCATCTACACTTTGGTCCCATCCAGCCTCAAACTGAAATCTTCTAGATGCAATATCTCCGCCCTGCTCTTGAATTGGTCTTAGTGAAAAGTCTAAATTATTAACGTTATACGCAAAATTTATTGCAGTTGATGTTGTAGCGTTTGGATACATAATTTTGACAGCACTTGATCCACTAAACTTAGTCTCAACTCCATTAAATAATGTACCTAATGTACCATCAAAGTTTGACATTGTTGACCGTCTATTATTAAACGCTGAATCAAGTGCTGGATTAAAAGCTAATATTCCACGTTCATGATCACCTGCACCGGACTGAATGTCAGCTGGAAGAATTGGACCAGTTGGTGATGCTTCTATTGTTATTAATGGATTTTCATAAAAATCATACATTTGTAAATTTTCTAAAGCATTAAATTCATCTACACCTAAATAATACTTGCCTGTTGCCAATACCATTAGGTCAGTTGTTTTATTACCATCAATAATTGGATTAAACTGTCCAGTAGTAAATGTTCTGTATGTTCCTGTTCTTATATCATCTATTCTTTTGTACCACCCAGTTTCACTACCTGGTGTTGTTGCACCATAATATAATGGATCAATGTAAGATGTGCTTGAATTATTTGGATATGTGAATATGTTTAACATTAATAAATCCCCTGTCTACCGCGTTTGTTGAATGCATTTTGAATTATACCTTCAATTTGTCTTTTATTCTTTAGTAAAAATTCTGTACCTGATTGGGTATCCACGGCTTGTATTGTTATATTTACCTGTGCAGAATTACCGCCCATTTGCTCCATTGGAGTGACGCTTGCAGGACCGTGTATAATCTCAGCACCACTCTCCCCAGCAATGCCAAATTTTCCTGCGCCTAGCTTTCCGCCATCTGCAAAGAAGCCACCAAATAAATTACCTAAGCCGCCTCCGCCAAATAGTCCACCAAGCAATCCGCCAAGGCCTCCGCCTCCGCCTCCGCTTCCACCAAACATTCCGCCGCCAAATACTTTACCTAGCAATCCTCCAAAGCCACCTGCACCTTGACCCATTGTTCCTATTTGATTCATAAAGAAATTTGTGAAATTGCTCATATCTAATCTACCTGTTTGTAATGCACTACCTAATGTATCTGCAAAAACTTGTTCAAAACTTTGTGCACCTGTCAATGCTGATTGGTTAACTTGTGTTGTCATGTTTTGCATTTCACTGACACTTCCAGACTTCATGTCTCTGAAACTGGCAATAACTGCATCACGTAGGTCTGGAAAAACACTGTTACCAACCAAGTAATTATACATATTTGCTGCACCATCTTTCACGCCGTTATACATATCAGTTGTTTTGTTAACAACACCATCTTTCATATTACCAAATGCACCAACTGTGGCATTTTTTAAGTCAATTGCTTTTTGTTTTAGTGCACCTAATGTATCAACTGCTTTTTGGAATATACCAACAACTGTTTCAACAATAAGTTTTAATCCATTGAATCCTGCTTCAAGTGCCGGTAATGCAATCTCATAGATAGTTTTCATTATGTCCCACATTTTTGTAGCAACATCAACAACAAACTGGAATCCGTCTTTTAATAATGGTAATGCACTTTCAACAAGCGGTGCAATCTTTTCTGCTATAAATCCTAATGCTTCAAATACATTCTTTAACATTGGCCAAACTACTTCTGTTATTAGTGTGCCTAATAATTCAAGTACTGGTTGTAATGTGTTGAATGCTTCTTTAACACCTTCAATGATGTCTGGCATTTTAGCTAATATGTTTTCAGCAAGCTCAACTAATACTGGCATTAATGGTTCTAATGCATCAGTCATTAATTGTCCAAATGAATTCTTTAATCTGTCAACAGTGTCATTGAACTTTTCTGCGTTGTTGGCTGCTTCTAAACTTACAATGTTTGAATTATCAGCCACATCACTGAGTGTTGCTTCTAGTTCTTCTGCACTTGTGTTAAGACTTGCAAATTGTTCTTGAATTAATGGACCTGCACGTCCACCAACAACCTTTGCAAATTCTTCTGTTGTAATTGTGCCTTCATTTAAGGCATTCATCATACTTTTTAATAGTTCAGGACCTGACTTTAAGTTACCGTTCATGTCCATTAGACTATCACCTAACTTATCAGTAACTGCGGCATATGATTTCTGCCCTTCTAGTCCTGCTTTGATTCTTGAATTTGTTTGAAGCATAGCTCTATCAAATGTAGCAGCATCAATACCTGCTTCACTCATAGCTTGCTTCATTACTTGGAAGCCTTCAAATGCTTCTCCACTTGCCGCGGCGCCTGCCGCTCTGGCACTTTTTGCTAAGTTATCAAAACTGTCAATTGTATCTTGTATCTTACCAGCAACTGCCATTGCTCCCATTGCCGCAGCTGCAATACCTATGGCAGCCTTAAATTTACCTGCACTTGCAACTAAGCCACCTAGTCCTTTATCAACTTTACTAATGCCTGCTGTTGCGCCTGATACTTTAGCATCAATTTCAATTGTTTGTTTAACTGCCATAGTTTTTATTTCCTTTTATTTTTTACGGGAATTATGTATGTATTCATAATATTTAGCCCATGATTCTAATTCAATTGTGCTTACATTATTCAATACCCACTCTACAGTCTGACCTAAATTTTCTGCTATCTTAAAGACAAACAGCATATCTAGATCATCTGTTAGTTTCCCAAGGCTTCCTTTGCTGAAGCCTTTGCCTCATTCATTGCTGTAACAACTCTAATAATTACTTCTGGATCTACGTCTCTCATTAGTACAATTTTGTCTGCTGGTGAAAACATTTTACTTCCATCTTCATGGAGTGATTTACTTAATAATGTTTCTACTAAAGCTTCAACTAAATGACCTTTGCCATGTAGTTCAATAATCTTTTGTTCAACTGCAAAGTTAGTTGCAACTTTGAAATAAACTGTTGAGTCCCATTCTGGTACTTCAACACTTTGTAATTCTTGTGATAATGCACTTCTAAAGTGACTTCTTGCATTATCTAATACTGATTTTTTATCTTTACTCATTTTATGGTTTCCTTGTTTTGTTGAAAGCTGGTTTAACAATTCCTTTAGACGCTTGTCTACTAGAACCTTTGTCCAGTCTTTCTATGTATGGTACATCATTCTTTATGATTACCTTTTTATTTTTACTACCTGATAATATAAGTTTACTTATTTCAAATACATTCTTCCACCCTCTTTGAGCGTCTCCAGTATCTATGGGAGTACCCCTTACTAGGTTAGCAAATAATTTATCTTGATATTGATTGTAATCACGGGCTATCTCTTTCAATAACTTTTTTGTTGTTTTTGAAGAGTAGCCCATGATAATTTTTATAAAGTAATATCTGTGGTTAGTGGACCTGTACCTGTAAAGCTCAAACTTACCGTTTGTACTTCACCCAAAGCCGCGCCATTTTCAATAGATGTAACAATTGCTGACCCTGTAAAACCAAAGTCTGTATCTGCTGCATCTGGATAGAAATATAAAATAACTGATGCGCCAACAGCAAGTTCATTAGCTGCTGAATGAGCTGGTGTCATTCCCGCTGCCGCTAAAGTATCAGTGAAGTTAGCTTCCGCTGAACCTTCCCATGACTTTAAGCCACTTTTGTTTTCTTTCCAGTTAGCACCCATATATGCACACTCTAATACTTCCGCATTTTGTGTAACAG